ATTAAGAGAAATACAAACTTACAACTTCAATAAACTGAAACCTCGGGCAGCTCCTCCCACAATTGCCGGAACTTGCTCTCACCCGCAAGAACTGTTGCCACCGCATCTGCAACCCCAGATGCTCTCTCCGCGCTAACACCGTATCTCTCAGAAATCAGTTTAGGTAACAACACCGTCTTAGCACAATTGAGGTATGCACCCATCGCGTCGCACGCGCTAACATACCGCTCGTGCCACTGAGGGTCGTCCCCAGAAACCGCCATCGACCAACGTTCAATTCGTTTAACCGGGTCGGGAACGAAGTAAACGTCTCGATTGACATGATCGATCAGCACGAAATTAGAAGCAAAATACGGCGAATCGGTCAGATACGTCTTAGCCCCCAAATTAAAAACCTCCGCCAAAATAGCCACCGCATCCTCCTCATGCGCGATTGCCCTGGCACACACCAGTGAATCATCTCCCATGAACACTGCCCAGACCACCTCTGTCCCTCTGTAAGCATAAGACACGCTCACTATGTTCAGCACTACATTACCAAAGGCAGTGGTAGCGTCACCGGACTTGCGCTGATAAAGCACGTGCAGTGACAGGCCCAACGACACGGCCCGCAAGTGACATTCTACATGGCCCCCCAACCACTGCTTTAAAAACTCCTCATTCATCCCCAAAGCACGGAAAACCAACTCTTCCAGGATGAACACGAACCTCCCCTGAGATTTATCATACTTAGAAAAATCGTTCTCCAGGTATTTCAAAGTCCTAACCCCGTATGGGTGGGCCGCTCGAACGAACGACTCCATATCACGAGTGTCCTTTAGCAAGTTGACGTGATAATTTGGCTTGAGCAAGGACAGGAACCTGCGCACCAACACGCGAAAAATACTGCTATAAAAAGCAGACAACGCCTTTTCATGGTACACGATGACCTGCGGCTCCGTGCGCTGATGCAAAGGTTTCGTTGACAAGGTAGGCTTTACGTCTGCTTTCAACATAACCAAATAATCACGCACATCCATCTCTCCGAGTGATTGCGACTTTTCCTTCAACTCTCGCCGAACCGCTTCCAGTTTCTCGGGGGTGCTCTGTGTAACCCACTCCCGAAAACTTTCTTCATCCAGACCCACTGGATCCCTCTGGAAAATCTTAAGCTTATCCCGGGCACCAGGCTCGCATGCTACATCCAGGAAGTTTTCCCAGACCGTCTTAGCCATAACCGCGTCATCTTGCGGGAGCGCCACCTGTGGCGCGTTTAGGTTCCGCGCAGCTATCGCTGACAGTAACTCCTGCAAAGTTTGCTGCCTCTTTGGCACGTTCAAAGCCCTCAAACGACTCTTATAATACGCCTTAGGGCGGGGCGCCTCCCCAAAATACCTAGGAAGCTTCATGTACGGAGCAGCCAACGTCCTATCCTGTGGATCCAACGAGATGCTCGCAATATCGTATTCCAGGTTTTGTTCTGAAACCCCAGGTAAAACAGCCGAGTAGAACTCATTCAGTACATACGCGGGGTCCGCCACTGGATTGAAATGCACCTGACGTTCCATTGACAGTTGACGTCGCACAGATGTGACCTCCAACTCCCGTCTCACCAAGGGGGCTTGGTCCACCGGGTTCAAAGCCCGCATCATTCCGACCACGTCATCAACCTCCGTCCCACGAGCCATCGTTGCGTTGAACAAAGCAAATTCCGAAACGCGGAAACCTACTTCTTCCAAGCGACTCTCAGGGCCCTGCAACTGTGCAATCGTCCTTACTAACTCGGACAGGAAACCCCTAGCCCCTAGGGCCGCTCTACGGCTTAACTCTTGCGCCGCCAGATTTCCCCCCGTCAGTTCCAGTTTTCCCACACCCCGCATTAACACATACGAAGGCATCGGGTCGATCCCGGGCCCCTTCAATGACAAGCGAGGCGAAAGAAAACCCCGAACGGCATCGGCAGCAGCCCTGACGAACCTATTTAGTGGTTCAAAGGCAACCTCCCAAACAGCCAAGGAACAGGTAGTAACGACGAACCAAAGACGCTGAGCGGTGTCTGCTGTGGCAAACGACGCATACTCGTCCACGAACTTCCTTGCTCCCTCAACTAAGTTGCCGGAGTCATACCTGTCAACAAAGGCCCGAGCGAACAAATCCACGACGAGGGCATCCACCAGGTCTTCTCCCAACCTAGAATTCACATAAACGGATGTCCCCTCAATAGTCACTCGATCATTGACTACGTGGATCTGCTTGCGGACAGCGTACCTAGTAAATTGCTCCCGAGGCAACTGCATGGCGAACTGGTACACCCGATCAACCAATCGTTGCCCAACTAAGTACCTCTTCGTCTCCCAGCTACCCGGGTCGGAGGGATTCCTCCCCAACGATGTCAAACGACACGTTGATACCACGTACATCGGTTGCTCCATCGGCAAATCCAAAGCATGCGTTATGACCGAAGCCTCCGGTTCCACCGGTAGACGCACCATCCGGTAGAACATCACGCAACCTCGATTCTTCAACAACTCCAGTTGAAACCAAGTCTTCGTACTAGTACCCACAGCAAACGTGTGCCCCGTTAACCAAGATCTCCAGGAATCCACCGTGTAAGAGGTCACTCCTGCGATCCCATCGGGGTACTTGAAACGCACTTCATCCTTTCCACGCGAGAAATGCACGCCATACCCGGGGAACTCACCCTCATCGTTGAGCAGCATCGCTGGGTGATAAGGGACGAAACCATAAGCAACGTCTGCTTGTGCCCCCACCATAGCCATCCCCACTTGCCACGGGCTATACGCATTCATAACGCCGTCCACACACACAACCTCCGCTCGAATCGATGAGTCCCACTGGGTTATAAACCTCACCCCTTCACCACGGAGGAAATCGTCGTATCTTCTTCGAGATAAGGGTTTTCCCACGTTCTTCGAGACCTCTACATAGCTCCCATAAACACGGTAGGCGTCCAACGACGCCGCATGCCTCTCGTGTACCGCCAACGGGGAAGTGGTGTCAACTACCATATGCGCCGACGAGAAATCCGACTCGAGCAAGGCCATCAGTGGGGTGCCGAACACAACCACCGAGGCCGCCAACTTCCTAGCCTGCAACACCAACCACTCCCCGGCAAGACGTCGAGCCTGCACGTACAAAGGGTGAGCCGGCCGCATAAACCCATAGCTAGCAAACCGAAACTCAGGGTAGTCCGCCGCCAAGATGGCAACATCATCTGAAGGCAAAGCCACTGTGACCACACTCAGCGTTGCTGAAACCTTCGCAGCCCCACGAGCAGCAGAGAGGGCCGCCACCTTCCTCTCCATAGCATCGGCCAAAGACCTATACAGCGGATGGTTCACTGAAAAAGCTACATTCTTACTCAGAGCCCTACCCACGGAAGGCTCAGATATTTCATCTTGAACAGACATCACGAAAAGAACTATCACAATTGCCAATTTATTTAGTTTATTTAAGGTTAGTTTGTTTTATTTTGTTCCATAAATGGAAAAATACCCA